AACACCTGTACGAGTTCCATCACCGCCGCCGCCTTTATCGGCGGTTACAGCCGTACCACCACCCAAACCACCTGATCCGGGAGTGCCACGATTATCGCCGCCACCTCCACCTCCGCCAGAATAAGTTACAGCAGAACCTGATATTGAAGAAGATGTGGCAGTGCCACCATTCCCAGCTATTCGGGATGCAAAAACTGCATTCGCTCCAACACTACCTGCACCACCACCGCCACCACCATAGCCACTTGTAGCATCATCTGATGCTCCGCTCCCACCAGCAAAACCTTGCCCAGATGTTCCTGCGCCACCTAATGCAGCAGTTCTAGCGCCACCACCACCGCCAGATCCACCAGCAGCGCCATTTATTACAGTGCCACCGTTATATGAGCTACCACCACCACCACCAGTAGATGTAATAGAGCTAAAAACAGAGTTGTTTCCATTTCCACCTAAACCAGTTGTTCCTCCAGCAGTACCGCCAGCACCAACTGTGACTGTAATTGCAGAACCTGTACTAACGGCAAAGCCTGAAGCAGTAAGTAAGCCGCCCGCACCGCCACCGCCACCTTGTGCTCCACCACCACCGCCGCCGCCCGCAACTACAAGATATTCCACTGACGAAGGTGCCGCCGCCAATGAGGTTACTGTAGTCCAAGCGGCCAAATTTGTTGAATAAACTTCTAAGACATTGGTTGAAGAGTTTAAACGCAACATTCCGTTTGCAGGAGTAGCGGGGCGCTGGGCAGTCGTTCCCACAGGTATGGTCAAAGCGCCAGTCGAGTCAACGCTAACCCCACTAGCTTGGCCGCTAATGGTGTTTGTTCCGGATCCGCCGCTTATTGTTATTGCCATAGGATTACCTTATGCTGGGTTGTAAGTTACTTCAATCCAAGAAGTTGTATCTTCATTCCAAACATATCGCTTGTCATCAATTGGATATGCAACAGGCGCATTCCACTGGCAAGTTGTTTCGTTCAGAACCCATGAAGCAAACGGCTTGGGTGCAATAAACGCATCACGGGTGGAATCGTATATGTAGCCAATACCAGCATAGTTCTTACGCATATTGCCGTTGTAGCTGGTCTGCAACCACACACCACCTAGCAAGTCATGGCAAAACTTAGCGCCAATTGTTTCTGACTCAGCGCCATGTTGATCTTTGCAATCGTCATTGCTTACAACAATAACGCGCAACACCGTGTTGTTTAATCCGATTTCTGCAAAATGTGCCATGTCTACCTCAATCTTTATTGAACCAAAACCCAAGATACTGTGGCTTCATCCCACCTGTACTTATGACCATCTTGAGGGCAAGTTACAGGCGCATACCATAAATGTTCAGTCTGGTTGTACACCCAAGAAGGAAAAGGTTGTGGGGGTATAAACGCATCAGTCTGGCTGTTATAAACATAGCCAACACCGGGAAAGCATTGACGTATTGAGCCATCTTCCGCGCACCGCAACCATGTACCGCCATATTCTCGGTACAGCCAATCACTATCTTTGGTATCTACCAAATACAACACATCAGTAACGATGTTATTTTCTACTTTTGCGTACCAAGCCATTTTATGTCCTTACGCAGTATATGTGCCAGAGGTTGTGAACGTGTGGTATGTGTAACCACCAGAAGAAGTTACAGTACCACCAGTGCCTCGTTGTGCGCCCAAATAGCGAATGATAAATACGCCCTGAGTGCCAGCCGTGTTAAGTGCTCCGCCATTACCATAAGAGCCACGCAAAGCATTACTTGAGTCCCCCGGCGTTGTCCCGCTACCAGCAGTTAACACCGCACTTGTTACTGTGCCAGACTTGAAGTACCCAGAACCACCACCGCCACCTGAGTTACCCGCAGGACTATCTCCGTTAAAACCTGCGCCTCCACCCCAATAGCCACCACCACCTCCACCGCCGCCGCCAGCATCACCAGCAGACCCAGCAGAACCACCCTGTAATGCCGATCCGTTAGTAGCACCACCCACTGCATTTCCACCAAGACCGCCTGCGCTTTGTGATCCACCAGTTCCAAAGTTTGATCCGCTACCATCAACTCCGGTAGTTCCACCACCAGCACCGCCTGATGCACTATAACCAGATCCAGCACCGCCGCTAGCTATTAAAAGTGCATTGACTTGGGAAGAAGAAGTTGTAAAAATTCCAGAATAACCACCACCTTGTCCAGAGCCGCCATTAGTCCCAGACAGACCGCCACCACCGGGGACAGTTGACCCGGGGTTTGTGCCATTAGCCATTGCAGCCCCGCCGCCACCAACAACGACCGGATAAGCTGTGGATGGACTTACTGCATATACACCATTAGCGGCACCACCACCACCACCAGTACCACCCGCTTGTCCTCCACCGCCACCGCCACCCCATCCATACAAATCTACAGAATATGTATCAGCAGGGGTTACTGTAACAGCCTCCCAGATAGTCCCATCGTAGACTTCAAGATTTGTGTTGGTTGTATTCCAGCGAGTCATTCCGGCTGTAGGAGTGCCGGGGCGTTGAGCAGTTGTGCCAGCAGGCAAAGTCAAAGCGCCAGTAGCGTTAACAGTCACTAACCCAGATGTGGGTGTAAGTACCAAATTGCCTGTGGTATCCGCTGTGCTGACCAGCGCCGTAGTTGTAGTTGTTCCTGCTGAAATAGTGCTCATATAACCACCCACCTTTGGCCGGAAGCCACTGTCACAGATTTACCTGAAGCCACTGTTACTGGGCCAACAGAAAGACCATTAGACCCCGTGCTGATTGTTGTGCTCTCAGACACAGTATCGCTTTGCACCATCACACCATTTGTAGAGCTAACTCCTGCGGGGTAAGCAACAAATACATCTTTTGTGCCAGCGGAAAAACTTAATGCGCTGGGCTGTGTACCAGAACTATTGGACAAGACTGTTGTACGCGCAAGCGTGGTTCCAGAGGATGTGTACGTACCAATACCTACTTCCCACTCATTACCAGTCTGTCCAGCAATCGTATAGTAGGTCAGGTTTGCATTACCAATCACAGCAAAAGATTGAAAGCCTGTCGATGCGCCCAAAAGCGTAATAGTGCCCGTACCAGTGGTAGTGGTCGTTTCCTTTACTCGGTCTGCAACAACAAATGTCATGCCGTTTCCTTATGTTTCTGTCTCAACAATCTGCCAATTAGCAGTTTCAGCATTATCTATCAGCGTCCACACCGGTGTCTGCGGATTGTCTATATTTTGCCAGTTTGCGTTCTGGCTGTCATCAATTAACGACCAATAAAATACGCCCAAAGTTCCAACCGCGCCAGATGCTTGGACACCGGTCAAAGCAAATGATTTAGATCCTACTACAGTACCTACCGCGCCAGAAGCCTGAACCCCTGTAAGCGCCACGGTTGTAACGGCTCCTACATTACCAACTGAACCTATAGCTAAAACGCCAGTCTCAGTTGGATTGTTAGTTTCTGTAACATCCCCTACCGCACCAACAGCCTCCACTCCAGTAAGCGCCACAAGTTTTGCAAAAACTACGTCACCTACCGCGCCGTTTGCGCTAACCCCATTAAGCGCAATACTTCTTTCTGCAACTTCTACCGTTCCAACCGCACCATCAGCTTGAACACCTGTAATAGCAACAAGCTGAACAACAGAAGCGGTTACTGTCCCAACTTCCCCGCTTGCTTGTACTCCTGTTAAAGATACCGAGATATCAGCCGCAACCGCTCCTACTGCGCCCGATGAAGAAACGCCAGTAAGTGCAACTACTACCGTTGCTTGCCCCGCAAGCGAGGCGAACGGCGCTTCGGCGAATGCGGAGATACCAAACATGGCGACTCTAGCGAGTTACCCCGCCAGTCCTATTAAGTTGTAGCCAAACGGATCAAAGCAGTCGAAGTTGTATTCGCTGGCATTGTCAAAGTAAACGTACCAGCGGTAATTGTCTGCGAACCAAAAGTATGAACGCTTACTGCTTTGTTACTTTGTGTTGAGTTATAAATTAACACGGCATCAAATGCTGTAGACAAAGTTACTGTGGTGTATGTGATGCTGGCCGAAGGCGTAACAAATGCAACACCCGCAGTAGCAGAAGAATTAGTAGCTGTAGGAGGGGTTGCAAATGTAACCGCTACGCCGCCCGCAGAGTAGCCAGTACCAGACACTTCGCCTGTTACTGTGTAGGCGGTAGTAGCGGCATTCATTGTGGCAGATGCCAAATACAAAGCAGCTTTAAACGCATCAGTTGCGCCGGTTGCACGAACGGGGGCAGTGCCAAAATTATGCGTGGCAGTCATTAGCTCACCCATAAAACTTGTTGTCATTGCTTGAGTATTTGCCATATTAGGCTCCTTAATTAAAAGATGCGGCTTCTACCACAGAACTTACGGATTTCTTTAATTCCACATGAACAGAACGATGAACTAATTCACCTTCATGCCAATACTCAACCCATGTTGTGTGTTCATTGTCATTATCAACGAAGCCTTCTTTTTTCTCAAGCAAAGAATCGTCCATTTCGCCTTTGGTGGTGGTAACAATCAATTTGAACTCCTAATCAATGAAGTGGTTGGGCCATTTACTGGCATTGTGATTGTAAAAGTTGTCGTTGACGTTTTGTCAGACCCAAAGTCCAGCACGGCCACGGACTTGTTACCCTGAGTTACGTTGTAAATCAAAGCACACCTGGCTGTCAAAGCGGCAGTCCAAGATACATTAGGGAAGCCAACATAGGCCGTATACCCAGAGGATGCTACTGTAATCGGCGTCAAGATAGACCCACCAGCTGAGTAACCAGATGCCACTACTTCATTGGTAGACGAGTAGATCGTAGTTGCTTCGTTTAGATCGGCGCTGGCCGTGTACAAAGCAATCTTGATGACGTCTGTAGTAAGGTCGTGAACGCCCTGATACAGCTCCGCCTTGAAGCTTGTGGTCTGGGTCTGAACAATACTCATGAGACTGCAACCCTAACCTGACCATCACGATAAGCATCACCACGTTGTTTACCATCACCCAAGTTCTTAAGCAAGGCAATAGCTTGAACATAACGATCTTGAGTCAACTTAACCATATCAGCCTCACCTTTCATGTAGGTGTAAGCCTCGCAAATTGTGCCGTACAGCAATGCAGAATCAAAGTTATCACCAAGCCATGTAGTGCTTGCAGTCACAATAGACTCTGGATAGTAGTAAAAATGCAGTTCTGCGCGGTAATTGGAACTGGGCGTTGGGCCAACAATGAACGTCAACTCATTGACATTAGAAGAATTTGGGCCAAATATTGCATAGTGCTTTGGTTCCGAAGCATAAGCAGACAAAGGATAAGCTTCACGAATAAAGTTTACATCTTTGTTAATCAAGTACAGATAGTCGCCTTGAAACACCATTGCACCAGAAACAGTCCCGCTGTTGGCTACTGTTAATGTGATGGTCGTTCCATTAATGCTACGAACAGTTGCATTGGTTCCAATCCCTGTCCCAGTAACTTCCTGACCAGCCTCAATACCTGTAGCACTTGCAACTACGATTGTCTTTGCTCCAGATGTTCCTGTAGCCGTTGTGGTGTTATATGGATAAATAGCTAAACTGTAGGTAGACAAAAAGTCATCAGGCGCAGACAGGTACTTATTGCCGGTTTGCAGTGTGCCAGTCATATTCTTTCGTAAGTTGGCAATCTGCACTGTGTTATAGATGCGTTGCTCCGCCTGCTTAATGAACGTATTCATATTATCAGTCGGGAAAGAGTTCTCGCAGTAATCAGATACTGCGGTGACTAACTGGGCGTAGTTCATGCCATCGGGCCTCTAGACATAACGCCTTTGGTTGCCGCGCCAGTACCGCGCATCTTAATGCCGGACGTCTTTGGCTCACCACCAGATGATTTGTTGATATTACCAACAGTCATTTCTACTGTATCAGCACGGCTTAAGTTCTTGCCAGAGCCGGGATTCTCTGTAGCAACAACCTTCTCGCCCTTCATTGTGTGCGGAGGAGCATAGACTTTGGCATCGCCAACTTCTTTACCCATCATCATCTTGCTGTATTTAGCCATGTTAGCCTCGCTTCTGTGCGGCAATCTTTGCCAAATTACGACCCATAGTCTTCATGTCAGAGTTGGTTTTACCCTTACCCTTACCTGTTCCGCCCTTTGTTTCTTTGACAGAATGACCGCTGTTAGGGAAGATGTGAACATCAGTCTTACCCTTTTTAGCGACTCCGTCTGCTGATCGTGTGTATGCCATGTTTAGCTCCTATGAAACTGTTACTGTACCAACAAATGCCGTTGCAACCAAGTAGTTAGGTGTTAAATATTCATCAAAACCACTAGCTCCGCCAACCGGATTCCAACCCCACTGGATGTCCCGTGAACCACCAGTCAAATTACCTGCCGCATTCAAACCCGCCGTCACATACGTTGTGTCTG